TAGAGATATAATGTTGCTAGAAAAACCTACAGAGTCACCACTATTTAATAAGAGAGGATTGTTTAGAGATGCCGAAGAAGGACTACCGAAAAGAGATACTAAAGATGAAGGAGATGTTTAAGGTCATGCCTTTAATCATAGTATGCGTTGACCAAGCTGAGAAAGATGCTTATATAAGACAAGCTAGGAAGATGCGTAACATAAAGAACTTTGAATTTATAACTAGGGAGGAAAATGATGAGCGAAAGAAGAGACTCAACGCTAAGATTGAAGCTGAGACAAGAGCTAGGCTCAAAAGTATTAGACCAGAAGTTGAATAAACATTATGATGCTCAACTGCCTAGCTTTATGCTGACCTATAACGATACCATATACTTTGGTCACACAAAAGAAGAAGTCATAGACAAGGTGGAGAGAGAAATTGATAAAGAAAACATTTACTCAGTCAGGAGGAGTTAGACCCATAAATCCTGTAGCTAGAGCCATGCTGCAGAAAAGAAAAAGTCCTGTGATAATTCCTAATAAGAAGAAGAAAACACAGACAAAACAACAGGTTAAGCGAGGTATTTCAGATGAAATATAGAAGATACATTAAAAAAGTTCTTATTAATCTATCTATTTTTAGTAATGTAATCATGGGTGGGGAATACAACCAGACATTTTCTGCTCGTAATTATCAACGTAAGAAAGAGGGCAGTAAAAATATTGTACCTGTAATTGACTTCATACTAGGCAAGGATCATTGCATGATGTGTTGGGTGAATTGGATATGTAGAAGTAACCCTGTCATTAAGGAACTTAAAAGTGAGATACTAAACAAGGAGAAAAAAGGTGAAAAAAGTACCTACGGAAAATAATATGTTACATAAATTGGTAGACTACTACAAAGTTTGTCACGAATACACCTCTTTAAGAGAACAAACACAAAAAGATTACGCATCTACCTTAAAGAGAGCATTGAATACGAGCATTGAAGGTATACCTTTAGGTAAAATATCAATAAAGAACCTGTGCCGTAGGGATTTGAAGGTCGCATACGAGGATTGGACACACAGAGGCACACGCACAGCTAATATTACCTTTGCAATACTGCGTAAGGTGCTAAATTTTGCTGTTGAACTAGAAATTATAGAGCATAACCCTATCATAGGCATAAAAAAGCTCAAAGAACAGGCACGAAAGGTGACATGGACACCTGAACAGGTAAAAATACTGCTCGATAAGGCATATAGCGAGTGGAAGTGGAGAAACATTGGACTGATAGTGCATATGGCATACGAATTTGCACAGAGAATAGGCGATATGCGTGAATTAAAGTGGACTGCTATAGATTTTGATAAGAAAACTCTTACCTTAGAGCAATCAAAGAGAAGAGCTACTGTTTATCTGCCTATCAGTGATAATTTAATACGTATGCTTACACAACAGGAGGAAGACTTTGGCTTCCAAGAATATGTAGCACCCTCTCTAACCCCCAAAAACAACGCATACAAGCCGTATACTAAGTTTGAGGTGTCATCCTACATAAATGCCATAAAAGCCGCCTGTGAGCTTCCTACGGAGTTACACGCTATGGACATGCGTAGGACAGGGATTACACAGATGGTAGACAGTGGAGTAGACTTGGCACAAATTATGTCAGTAAGTGGGCATCAAAACCCTCAATCAGTCAAGCCATACATGAAAAATACCCTTACTGCTGCGACAAATGCACTCAGTGTACGAAAAAATATCTTGACAGACGTTTAAAAAAATCATACAACCCTTTAGGGGTCTTCACAAAAGGTGTACATTTAAATGATTATTAAAGATTATATAGATGATTTACAGTTAAGTGAAGGAGAATCATACAGATCTGATTGTCCTATGTGTAGAGGAAGGAACACTTTCACTGCCACAAAAATGAATGGAGTAATATTGTATAACTGTTATAAATTAGGGTGTGACGCAAAAGGAACGTCATCAGTCGGTTATACACGGCACGATATGCAAATTATGTTACAGAAAGAAAGTAAGCCAGAGAAAAGATCAGAATTTGTATTACCTGATCACATAATTGAGGGTGATAAACATTATTTAACGGCTAAGTTTAAGTCTAAATGGAAATTAAACACACTAAAAATATTTTATGATGTGAAGGATCAGAGAGCAGTGTTTCCTATATACAACGATAGTAAGACAGCTATGGTGGATGCCATAGGCAGATCACTGGTAGGAGAGTATCCTAAGTGGCTACGATATAGTGGTAAGGCGAGTTACTACATACCTCCGTACCCTAAAAAAGATACTGCTGTTATCGTAGAGGATGTTATCAGTGCCGTTGCCGTGTCACAAGAGAGTGATGCAGACGGATTTGCTATCTTAGGTACGTCAATTACTAATTCTCATGTGGATAAGCTACTAGAATATGACAGAGTTGTTATAGCCTTAGATCCAGATGCGATGTCTAAGACGATCAAGTACACAAAAGAATTGCGTGTACATCACAGTAATGTTGTTGCCCTGTCATTAGGTGACGATATTAAATATAGAAAGATACAAGACATGAATAATCTGAAGGAGATAACTAATGAGTGTTGAAAAACGAAGCCTTCCTGAGATACCTCGATTTCAAAAAGATTTAGAGGTTAAGCGATGCAATAGATGTGCAACTGTATTATCTATACCTGAAACATGGTGCATCGGTAATGAAAAATCATGCCATTACATCTGTAATAAGTGTGATAATTTAAAGGGTAAGGTCAACAGGCTGAAACGATTAGCTAAAACTGTTGGACTACGAAATTTAAATGCCTATAATAAAATTAAGGAGGGTTATGTATATGCTATATCAAATCCTGCTTGGGAGGATTGGGTAAAGATAGGCATGGCTGTCGATGCAGAAGACAGATGCAATGGATACCAAACGTCTAGTCCATTACGAGATTACAAATTAAAGCACAGTATTTTTGTTGAGGACAGGAGACTAGCAGAGCTAGAAGCCCATGCCACAATAGAAAAAATGGGATACGATAGAAGAGGGGAGTGGTTTAAGGTTGACATACCGACAGTAAAGATTATACTCGATAAAATATTAAAAGGAGACTAAAATGGAGTTAGCACTCATACGTTCATTAATGGACAAAGACTTTTATGATGATCATAAGGGTAGTAGATGTCCAGATAAACTATTCAGTAAAGATATACGGAAGATAAAACAATCCTTAGACTACGCAATGGAAAAGTACGAGCGTACCCTGTCTACAGAGGAATTGGAAGCTATCTTTCATACGAATAATACCACCATGACAACTGCGAATAAGCAGGTGTTCGTAGGACTCTTCCATAAGTTATCTAAGCAAGACCCTATGACAAAAGAGATTGCACAGGATGTACTCTCCTCCCTGTTCCGACAGGCGATAGGTGAAGACGTAGCCAACATAGGATTTGATTATGTGAATGGTACATCGTCTAGTCTTGAGCCTCTCAGGAGGATGATAGAATCATATAATGATGACTTCCTACCTAATATGAAGGTGTCTTGGGATGACATTAGTGTAGATACATTATTAAAATTAAATGATTTAGAAGCACAGTGGAAATTTAATATACCTACATTTGCTAGGCATGTTGAGGGTGTCAATGGAGGACATCTAATTGTGGTGGGAGCTAGACCTAACACAGGTAAGACATCGTTCCATGCTAGTATGATTGCAGGTCCGAATGGCTTTGCACATCAGGGTGCAAAATGTCTGGTGCTTTTAAATGAGGAAGCATACCATAGGGTAGGTGCGAGGTACTTATCTGCGGCTACAGGCATGACATTACAGGATATTAAGAATAATCCTGCTAAAGCAGGTATGCTCTACGATAAAGTTAGAGGCAACCTGCATATTAAAGATTGCACAGGCAGGGATATGTCGTGGGTAGAACAGGTTATAAAAACGTATCAGCCTGACATCGTTGTGCTTGATATGGGCGATAAGTTTGCACCTAAAGTTAGCGAGAAGTCTGATGTATTATTAAGGGAAGCGGCAATATATGCTAGGAATATTGCTAA